TGGTCGCCTCCTGTTCAATTCTATGATAAACTTCATGAAAAGTTAGTTGAACTTAATTCACCAGATGCTGTAGTTTGGGTAACTTACGAAGACGAGATGCCTAACTTTATTGGCGTATATGGTCTGGATAAAGATATGAATTACGAAGAAGAACTTAGTGAAGAATACTATGAAGATGTTTTGGGTATGCTTCCGTATGATGAAGTATCTGAAGAGTTCAACGATGGCAGTGATGGTCGCCCTAATTTTTGGGAAGAAGTTCAAGATTGGTTCTCAAAAGAATATAATTACTTCAAACACCTTGACGATTTACAAACGCCTTGACAATTTGTTTACATACTAGTATAATATTAACAATAGTTCAGGAGTTATTATGAAAGAATTAGTTCGTCCACACACAGATCGTGAAGATATTCTCGGTAAATTTGCTGAACCAGAGGATATGGATACAGTCATCAATGAAGATTGTGATTTGTATAACTTAAATCCACTTGAACCAAATCAAAAAGATGAAGATAACATTATCTTCAAGTTTCGCAAGGGTGTGTTTACTGATAAAGAACAGAAGCTGGCGTATGAAGGTTTACGTGATGCAGCAACTGAATCTCAAAATCGTGGGATGGCTGCTGGTCCTCGAGGCGATTTTCTTGGTAGTTCTAATCGTGGCTATCGTGATTGGGTAACTCCTTATCAAGAAGAAGTGATTGATTACTTTTCCAGTGGTGGAAACCTTTTCGATGTATTCCCCACAGATAACACAGCCAATGAAGAAACTCGTGGTCGTGTTTGGCTACGTTCAAAGGTTATTGGTGAGAAGTACGGCGAGTATGAAGGATGGTTTGATCGCTGGGTAGAACGAATGAAAAAACAGCCGAAAAATACATGGGGTGAAGAAGCTGCAGAAGTTTCAAAAATGATTTCTGAGACTAACTATGCGCAAACAGTTTTATCTGGTATCGCAGGTTACTTTGATCGTTATCCTCGTATTCCTTATGGTCGTGCTTGTACATATAATGATAAGTATCCAGAAAAATTTGCAAAGTGTTTTCCGTATGTAAATAAACTCAATGAAGTGTTTAAGAAAGAACTACCTGTTCGCTGGGGAAATCAAAGCGCATGTGCTCAAAAACTTGATCCACGATTTCTTATTGGTGAAACAGTATTTACCACACTTACAATCAACTATAACTGGCGCACCGCTGGTCACCGAGACGCTGGTGATTTGACATCTGGATTCTCAAATATTTCTGGTATCGGTAAAGGATGGAAAGGTTTCATCTTCACATTACCTGAATGGAAGATTGGAATTAATCTTCAGCCTGGAGATTTGTTGCTGGTAAACAATCATGAAGGTATCCATAGTAATACTGCTCCAATTGGAGAAGATAATGACCGTGTATCAATCGTTGCTTATTTCCGTGAAAAAATGCTTGACTTAAAATCTTGGGATTATGAAATGCTTCGCAAACAGTTTGTTGAAGAACGGCGAACAAATAAAGAGCATCCTCTACAACGTAATCTTTGGAATGGTGTATCTCCAGGTATGTGGGATAAAGATGAGTGGAAAAAATATATGAAAGCACATGATATGGATGATCCATATGCATCTAATACTTTGGAAGGATTTCTATAATGGAATATAGTATCGCAATACCATCATACAAAAGATCAAAAACAATCCAAGATAAAACATTAAAAGTATTTGAACAACATAAAATTGATCCAGCAAAAGTAACTGTTTTTGTTGCTGATGATCAAGAGTTTGAAATATATTCTGATGCGCTTAAAGATCATGACTATGGTTCAAATATTGTTATCGGCGTTCCTACAATTGGAGCACAGCGTAACTTTATTGAACGTTATTACCCAGAGGGTACTCGTCTTATGATGTTTGATGATGATGTTCAAGAAGTTCAACGTGCAAAAGATGAGAAAACACTCGTTCCGATTGACAGCCTCGAAGATGAAATTATTTTTCAGGGGTTTTCTGAGGCCGAAAAGGTCGGTGCGAAAACATTCGGTATATACGCTGCATCTAATGCTTACTTTATGAAAGATAGGATCTATACGAAACTTTGCTATATCATCGCATCTATGTTTGGTGTGATTGTTGATCATGATGATAATCTTGCTCGAGTAACAAATCATGGCGAAGATTATGAATACAGTCTTCGTCAGTATATGAAACATGGGGTGCTTTGTAGACTTGACAACTATACAGTAAAAAGCAACTACTACAAAGAAGAAGGTGGTCTACAGGAAATTAGAACGAAGGAATACGTTCGCACTTCTATTGAAAAGATAGCAGAACTATTTCCTGATCTTTGCACAATGTACATCCGTGAAACTACAGGTCATGCGGAACTTCGATTAAAAGATCGATCGCAAGGTAAATATCAAAAGGTTGAAAACAGTCTTGAAAGTTTTTTTGGTTAATCAATAAAATCAATGACTTAGCATTTACGATTTAAAAAAAAAATGCTTGACATATTAATTAGATTGGGTTATAATGATCATATGTTACGAAATGGTTCGTAACGCCAACAGGGGTTCTGCCCCGCAAAATTTGAAAAGAGCTTTAAAATGTATACTAAGACAGAAACCTGGTCTATCCAGAAGCTGATTACCCTTGCTATTTCTGGCAAGCTAAACCCAGATCCTATTGGTCAACGCCCACCCACTGCTAAGGGGCATACGAAGTCGATTCAAATTGTTACTTCGATGCTCAAAGGTTTTGGTATCGGTATGATCACACTTCGTGACATCTCTCAAGATGCTGAAGCGCAGGAGTTATATCCTGGCGTAGATTACCTCGTGATTGATGGAGGGCACCGCATCCGAGCTCTTGTTCTTTTTTACAAAAACAAGTTTGCAGTAGACTTCGAAGGCGAACAGGCAACTTTCGCACAGATTGATGATCTTGATCTTGAGGGGATTTTTGTTCCGATGTCTATCTGTGTTTGCACGCCTCAAGAAGCAACAGCTCTTTTTCAGGCAATCAACACTACTACGCCTGTTAACTTCATGGAAATGATCATGTCTGATGATGTTTCAGAAGTGTGTAAGCAGATTCGTTCTCGGACGAAGCGTTATAAAGAGTATGATAACCTCCCACTTCCAGTTTTTAGCATTGAAATGGATCAACGTGGTGATGTTAGCTCATCTTCTTTTGACATGGAACCGAACCATCGCCGTAAGTGGGACGAATATGTTGCTATCGCTATGATTAAGGCGAATGGTGGAGGAAACGTTGATTCTGGCAAGCCTGAGATTGAGGCGCTGGTTCAACAAGAAAGCGTCGGTAAGCTCGATGTAGTTGATTGTTTTTTCGAAGATGCACAAAAAATTCGTTCTGTGCGTGGAAAGAAGTTCAACACCGATGTGTTTGCTGCGTTTCTTCTTGTTTGGTTTGGGCTATATGGTGAAAACCGTAAGTTCAAAATCGATAATCATCGACAGTTTGCAGAAGAGTTCATGTATGTTTACTCGAAGCTCAAGGGAAATGCTGATCGTTCATTAGAAGCTAAGACGATTGAGTTTAACGGTCAACGGCATTTTCTAAAAGAGTTTTTCCGTAGGAACAGCAAGAACTTTTCAAACGGTCTTGTTCAAACTGAGTGTTTCGATCAGTTTATGCTGTTAACTTCGCCTGAAAAACTTGGCGTTTTATATCGTGATGTGAAGCGTAGTCTTACTTCTGACGAACGTGAAGAACGTCTTGCTTTACAAAACTATAAATGCGCCATAGATGGTCTACCTCTTGAACTCGCAGATTCGGTATGGGGTCATGATACTGCTTGGGCCAAAGGTGGTGATCTCGAAGATGGCGCAGTGATTCGTCGTTCTCATAATACTGATATGGGGTCAACCACACTTGAAGAATATAAAATGATTCTTGAACTTCGTAAGAAAAAGGTTGCATAAACATGTCTATCAAGTATAAATACAACGAAGGTGAAATCCTTCGCCAACTGCAAGATTATATTGATGAGACATATGGTGAGCATTATTCCACAAACAAATATCAAGCAACTGAATTCATTATTGACGGTGGTCATGGTGAAGGATTCTGCTTGGGTAATGTGATGAAGTATGCTCAACGATATGGTAAGAAAGATGGATATAATCGCAAAGACCTTATGAAGATTATTCACTATGCAATCATTGCAATGTATAATCATGACCTACAACATGGAGAAAAAGAATAAATGGAAATTGAAATTGATATTCATGATCTAAGAAAAAGAAACATTCTTGTTGCAACTCCAATGTATGGAGGTCAGTGCTCAGGTTATTATACAAAGTCTACTGCAGAACTTAGTAAACTGTCAACACAGTATGGTGTTAATGTTGATTTTTATTATCTTTTTAATGAGTCGTTAATTACTCGTGCAAGAAATTATTGTGTAGATGAGTTTCTTCGTAATGATCATTTTACACATTTAATGTTTATTGATTCAGATATTGGATTTGATCCAAACGATGTTTTGGCTCTTGCGGCAATTGCTGATCCAGATTCTGATAAAGACATTGTTTGTGGTCCATATCCTAAGAAAACGATTGCTTGGGAAAAAATTAAACGAGCAGTTGATAAAGGATTCGCTGATGAAAATCCTAATGTATTGAATGAATTTGTTGGCGATTATGTTTTCAATCCAGCCAATGGAGCAAATGAGATTGAATTAGATAAACCGGTTGAAGTACTTGAAGGCGGCACTGGATTTATGATGATTCAGCGTAAAGCATTTGAAAAATACGAAGAAGCATATCCTGAATTTAAATATTTACCAGATCACATTCGAACGAAAGACTTTGATGGTTCTCGTGAAATTATGGCATACTTTGATTGTGTGATCGATCCTGAATCTAAACGATATCTTTCTGAAGATTATATGTTTTGTCAGTGGGCAAGAAAGGCAGGAATCAAAGTTTGGATGTGCCCATGGATGCGTCTAACACATATGGGTTCATATACATTTGGTGGTAGTCTTGAAGCGTTAGCAGCCGCTGGTGTTTCTGCCACCGCTGATCCTAATGAAAGATTAAAGTAAATTTTTATTGACATAAAGAGTGAAATATATTATATTAGATATTATTGTTGAGTTAAGAAACGTTTTTTTTATATTTTTGAAAGGTTAGTGTATTATGCAAATTACAGAAAATACTCTTGGTGTTCTCAAGAGTTTTACTACTATCAACCCCAGCATCTATGTGAAGTCTGGTAATACAATTAAGACTATCTCACCACAAAAGACAATCTTAGCGATGGCTGAGATCGATGATTCTTTTGAATCTTCTTTTGGTATCTATGATCTAAATCAATTTCTCAGCACTGTGAGTCTTTTTGAGAAACCAGATTTTGAATTTACAGATCAGAGTGTTACGATTAAGAATGGCGTTTCACATGTCGAATATCGATTCGCTGATCCGAGTATGATTATGCAACCACCTGAAAAGTCTATTGATCTACCCGACGTTGTTGTCGAGTTTGAACTTACTCAGGGTGTTCTACAAAAAACAACACAGGCTGCGAATGTTCTTCAACTACCAAACTGGTCGGTTGTAGGTGTTGATGGTCAGATCACTATCGTTGTTGGTGATATCAAGAATGTTGGCGGCAACGTATTCCGTTATGTTGTTGGTGAGACTGATAAAGAGTTTGAACTATCGTTCAAGATTGAGAATCTTCGCTTCATGCCAGCAGACTATACTGTTCGCATTTCTTCGAAGGGTATCAGTCACTTCTCTGCTAATGAAGGTAAGTTACAGTACTACATTGCAACGGAGAGCAAATAACGCAACCTTCGTATTACTTTATACTAGTTTAACGTAACAGGAAGGTTACTTTATTATGAAAGATAATATACTTTGGTGTGAGTTTTATCGACCAAGTAAGATTGAAGATTGTATTCTTCCATCTGATTTGAAAACTACGTTCTCTGCTATGGTAGAGAAAAACTACGTTCCTAATCTTTTGCTAACTGGTGGTCCTGGCGTCGGTAAAACTACTGTCGCCAGGGCTATGCTAGAGGAGTGTGGGTTTGATTATATCGTAATCAACGGTTCGTTGAATGGTAACATCGACACACTTCGAGTTGAGATTAAGAACTTTGCTTCAACTGTTTCATTGACAGGTAATCGTAAGTACGTAATCCTTGACGAAGCAGACTATCTCAATCCACAATCGACTCAACCTGCTCTTCGTAACTTTATGGAAGAGTACTCAAAGAACTGTGGATTTGTTCTGACTTGTAACTTCAAGAATCGTATCATTGAACCACTACATTCTCGATGCTCGGTAATTGAGTTCAATATTCCAAACAAACAGAAACCAGAACTTGCCAAACAATTTATGGTTCGTGTAAAAAATATTCTCAAACAAGAGAATGTAGAATACGATATCAAAGTTGTTGGTGAGTTAATTATGAAACACTTTCCTGATTGGCGGCGAGTGTTGAATGAGTTACAACGATATGCATCATCTGGTGTTATCGACTCTGGTATTCTTGTCAATATGAATGAAGATAACTTTCGTGTTCTTATAAATTATCTAAAAGAGCGTAACTTCAAAGAAATGCGAAAGTGGGTTGGTTCAAATGGCGACACTGAACCTACTGCTCTTTATCGTCGGTTATATGATACAGCCAGCGAATATCTAGTAGGTAGTTCGGTTCCGAGACTTGTACTATATATTGCTGACTATTCATACAAGTCTGCTTTCGTCAGCGACGCTGAGATCAATCTAGTAGCCTGTTTAACAGAAATTATGACAGACTGTGAGTTTAAATAAAAAAATATCTGCGACAAATGCAATCTTGTATAAATAGATAAAACAAGGAGGCATTTGATATGAGATTCTGGAACAACGGCAAGATTAACAAAAGAGCAAATACATGTCCTGGTGAAGAATGGGTTTCTGGTAGATTACCTTTCTCGAGAAAACCAACAAGCAATGAGACGAGGAAAAAGATATCTGATAAGCTTAAAGGAAAGGAGCCTTGGAATAAAGGAAAGTCAGATGTCTATAGTGAAGAAACATTATCAAAGATGTCTCTGAAAGCAAAAGAAAGAGGAATGGATCATATTGACAATACTGGCAAAGATCCTTGGAATAAAGGTAAAACTGCTCAATCACATTCAAGCATAAAAAAAGCAAGTGTGAAACAAAAGGGACAAATCAGAACAGGAAATTATTCTAAAGGGCAAAAACACCATAGTTGGAGAGAGGATACTCCAGAGTATCAAAGATATAGACAAAGAGTTAGGGTGATAACTGAAAGAAACTACAAAAAATATAAGGAAGAAATTAATTCAGAAAACTATGAACGTGTAGTAGCTGGAAATGATGGGTATCAGTTAGATCATAAAATATCATGCTATTATGGTTGGGAAAATAATATACCCCCAGAGGTCATAGGTTCAAAGGAAAATCTACAGATGTTGTTCTGGAGAGATAATCTTTCTAAAGGTAAGAAAAATGATATGTCCTGAGTGTGGAAAGACCTTTGAGAATAATGAGGATTTTGTACATCATCTTACTGATTGGGAAAGATTGACAAAACAAGAATTATATGGTAGAATTGTCAATATAGGATTATTGACTAAAAATGAAATAGATGCATGTCTGACTGAAATTATGACAGACTGTGAATTTAAGTAGGAGAATAATATGTCTGAAGAACCAATGGATAAACTAAAAGATTTTGTGACTAAAGAACTTGGTCACAATACAGGTAACTGGGATGATGAACTCATGTTTGTTGATGCTGCAATCAACTCATTAAAAAACATGCAGAAAAACCTTGCAATGTTTCGTCAAGACCATAAAGAGTTACAAGACAATCACGTTGATTTAAAGAAAAGATACATTGAACTAAGAAACATGGTTGCTCAATGGAATAACGATTTCTATGTTCATGTGTATGGAAAACTTCCACCACAACAAAAAAAATCTGAAGACGAATAATGTCAAATATTTTTGATTATGTAAATGCGATAAACTCTGGCAAGAATATTATGTCAGGGACTGATAATGATGAACTAGCTGAGAAAGGATACAATCCATATATCACTAATCGGCAGTTCTCATACTTCCAGGATACGGTTCAAGCAGCGAACGTGATGAACCAATATGCTCATTTGGATAATCGTCTTCAGTTTGATTTTTTTATAAATATTATTAGACCACGAAAGAGATTTACCAAGTGGTCTAAGACCGAGCATTCCGATGACCTGGAGGCAGTCGTACAATATTTTGATTATAGTTATGAAAAAGCAAATATGGTCATGAATATTCTGTCTGAAGAAGACTTGAAAACAATAAAAAGCAGAATAGAAAAAGGTGGAAGAAAATGAGTTTTGATATTAATACATTAGTGGAAGTAAGGTTAAAGCAAGATGATGACTTCCTCAAAGTACGAGAAACCTTAACACGTATCGGTGTAGCATCCAAAAAAGAACACACTCTCTATCAATCGTGCCACATCCTTCACAAACAAGGTCGTTACTATATTGTCCATTTCAAAGAACTCTTCGCATTAGATGGTAAACCATCTAACATGTCTGATACAGATGTTGCAAGGCGCAATACCATTACAAATCTGTTAGCTGAATGGGATCTCGTTGAGATTCTCAATAAAGAACAGACTAGCAATCCAGTATCACCTATCAGTCAGATTAAGGTGCTTCCCTTCAAGGAAAAAGACGAGTGGGAACTGGTTGCCAAATACAATATCGGTAAAAAAAGAACACCGATCTCCTAACCTATTGATTTCAAACAAATCTTTTTTTCATTTTTTTAAAAAAAAACAGTTGACTTATTTCTCATTGTAGGTTATAATCTATATATGATGAGAAATAAGGAGATTGAATAATGAAATGGACTGATCTAAAAGAAGCCCGAGAGTACGAGACGTACAAGGAGTACGTCAAGTCTCGAAAAGACTTTGGTCTTAGTGTTATGCCTATTTCGTTGTTTGAGAAGTTAAAGGAAAAATAAACAAACTTAAAAAAACACTTGACTTTTTTATCAAAATAGGTTAGAATGTAAATATAGTGATTAAAGAGTTTTGTTAACGAGTTTAATCCTCAGTAGCTCAGCGGTAGAGCTGACGGCTGTTAACCGTCCGGTCGGTGGTTCGAATCCATCCTGAGGAGCCAATTTATGCCGAAATAGCTCAATTGGTAGAGCAATCGATTTGTAATCGATAGGTTGAGGGTTCAAGTCCTTCTTTCGGCACCAGATATCCTGAACATGATTTCAAAAGGTTCAATGTTTAAACAACTAAGGTGAAATATACTATGACTAAGACTGAACGACTCCTCGAAGCCTTTAAGAATGGCGAGGAACTAACTAGTAAGCAGATTCAGGCTCGTTTTGGCGTTGGTAATGCTCGTGCGACCGTATCTGCTCTTCGTATGCAGGGTTATGCAATCTATACTAATCCTTCGACGAACAGCAAGGGTGAGACTCGAAACTTCTATCGTCTCGGTAGTCCCTCTCGTGCTGTGGTTGCTGCTGGTTATCGTGCTCTAGCAGCCGCCTAAGATAAAATGGGGCAGGGTTTTCATCATTCTCCTTACATCTCCTTTCCCTGCCCCATTTTTTTCTATTGAAAATGATGTAAGGATTATAAATAAAAATGAGAATGCCATAATGGGTTCTCTTTAAAATCTTAACTTGCTTTAAAGGAGTTAACAATGGTTACTTTTAATACATCCGACATCCGTAAATTTGATCCATTCTTTGTAGGCGCAGATCGTCTATGGAGGCATATTGATGATCTTCATCGTATGGCTGAAACGCCAGTAACAAATTACCCACCCTATAATATCTGTAAGATTGATGATGAACATTACACGGTTGAAATGGCTGTGGCTGGGTTCACTGAAAAGGATCTTGACCTGACACTAGAAGATGGAAAACTCACAGTAGTAGGTAACATCGAACAGGAAACAGATGATAGGAAAATCCTTCATAAAGGAATTGCTAACCGCTCGTTCAAAAGAGAGTTCACCCTTGCGGACACTATTGAAATCGCTGGGGCAAACCTCGAACACGGCATGCTCACAATCGCACTCAAGAACGTCGTCCCCGATCACAAGAAGCCTAAGAAAATTGAGGTTACGACCGGAGGTACACTCATTGACCACAAAGAACCCCAACTCCTAACCGAGTAGGTAAACTTGAGAGGGGAGACTTCGGTCTCCCCTTTTTTTCTATTGACTTTTATCATTGGCGAATATATAATACAGTATGACTTCATTTTATACAAACGTAATGCGTTATGGTAACTCTATCCTCTATGTTGGATATGAGAACGGTAGACGTGTCGTAACATCAAATAAGTTCGAACCAACTCTGTTCGTGCCCGTGCGCGAGGAGTCACCATACAAAACTCTGGATGGTCTCAACATGTCGCCAGTAAATCCTGGCACGATGTCTGAATGTAAAAAATATATCGAACGTAACAAGGCTGATAACTTTCAGGTGTATGGCAACACGAACTACGTAGCACAGTTTATCAATCAGATGTTTCCGAATGGGTGTGAGTTTGATCGTGATGCACTCAATGTTACATTCATTGATATCGAAGTTCAATCTGATCAGGGATTCCCAAAACCTGAAGACGCACATTATCCTGTCACAGCAATCACACTCAAGAATAATGTAGACGATATTTATCATACTTGGGGTACAGGCGAATATGATTCGTCTAAGTGTATTGTAGATGATATCAAGGTAGATTACGTTCAGTGTAAAGACGAGCATAATCTGCTACATAAGTTTCTTACATACTGGCAGAAGAACTATCCTGATATCATTACAGGTTGGAACTCTGAAGGATTCGATATTCCATATCTAATCAATCGTGTTACAAGATTATTCGGCGAAGAAGATACGAAACGTTTTTCTATTCATCGTCTTACACCAAGTATGAGAACAGATAAGTATACCAATCAAATCTTTTTTGAGATTGCTGGTATGTCTCATCTCGATTACATGCGATTGTTCAAGAAGTTTACGTATGTAAGTCAAGAGTCATATTCATTGAATCATATTGCGAATGTGATTCTTGGTGAGAAGAAACTCGACTACTCTGAATATTCTTCTCTGTTTGACTTGTATGAAAAAGATCACCAGAAGTTTATTGACTACAATATCAAAGATACACAACTCGTTGAACGTCTAGACGATAAGTTGGGTTTGATTTCTCTTTGTATGACTCTGGCGCATAAAGCAAATGTTAACTATGAGGTAGCATTCGGTTCAACACAGATTTGGGATACGTTTATCTACAATCTTCTTGTCAAAGATAATATCGTTCTTACACCACAGAAACCTGTTGTGAATGATAGAAGCATTGAAGGCGCATATGTAAAAGAACCTAAGAAGGGCATGAATGACTGGGTTGTTTCGTTTGACCTCAACTCTCTGTATCCTCATTTGATTATGCAATATAATATGTCGCCTGAGACAATCGTCAATCATGTTGTCCCTGGTGCAAATGTTGATAGCATGCTTAGAAAATCTAAACTAGATATCCCGAATGGTTGTTGTGTAACTCCAACTGGTCAAGTGTTCTCAAATCAGAAACAAGGATTGTTTCCACGCATCGTTCATGAGATGTATGCTGGTCGTGCCAAGACAAAGAAAAATATGCTGGCGTTAAAACAGCAACTTGAAGATAGCGATAAGTCAGATAAGTTTGCTAAGTATCAGTTAGAGAAACAAATCGTTCAGGCTGATAACGAACAGATGGCAATCAAGATTCTTATGAACTCTCTTTACGGTGCACTGTCAAATAAACACTTCCGCTACTATGATATTCGTATTGCTGAAGCCATTACGATATCTGGTCAACTCTCTATTCGCTGGGCGGAACGAACAGTCAATCAATATATTCAAAATCTTATGAAAACAAAAGACGACTACATTCTGATGATTGATACCGACAGTATCTATGTTAATCTTGGACCGTTTGTAAAAAAAGTCGTTGATGGTGATAACAACAAGATATGTTCTTTCTTAGATAAAGTCGCAGCAACAAAGATTGAACCGTTGCTTGAAAAATCATATGAAGAACTGCGTAAGTATACAAATGCGTTTGAACAGCGTATGTTTATGAAGCGAGAGATTATTGCCAGTAAAATGATTATCACTGGTAAGAAACGATACATTGCGAATGTGCTCAACAGTGAAGGTGTTCAGTACGCAAAGCCAAAGATGAAGATTACTGGCATCGAGTCGGTTCGTTCATCTACTCCACAGGTTTGTCGTAAGTTGATTGAGAAAACACTTGATGTGATTATCAATCAAGACGAAGCAGCAGTTCAAAAGTTTATTGCCGATGCTCGGAATGCGTTTTGCAATTTACCACCTGAAGACGTTGCATTTCCTCGTGGTGTTTCTGATATATCAAAATACGCTGAAGATGGTGGATATGCTAAGGGTACACCGATTCACGTCCGAGCATCGATTCTTTATAATCAAACTATAATAAATAATAAACTAGAAAGATATCGCCAGATAGGAGACGGTGATAAGATCAAGTTCTCCTATTTGAAAATGCCAAATCCAATCAAGGAAAATGTTTTTGCGTTTCCTGATATTTTACCTCCTGAGTTGGATTTGAAAAGATATATAGATTACGATATGCAGTTCGATAAATCATATGTTGAACCGATGAAAAATATTCTTGAGGCGATTGGTTGGAACGTAGAGAAACAGAATACATTGGAGTCCTTCTTTGGCTGAGATACCTGCAGAATACGCATCGATAGATTACGGATTTAGTGCTGTAGATGAAGCAACATTTCTTGCGAATCAAGATACTGTTGAAAGCACACCACCTGCTATCGACGAAAATGATTTAACAAGAATTGTACTTAACGCTCTTGCTCCACTCGAAGACAAACTCGATTTAGTTTTACAAAGAAAACAAGTCGATGAATCTGATGACGTTCAATATGCTATTGCAAAAGCACAAGAAGAGGTGCGCGGTAAAGTAACTGAGTTAGAAAAACTTGTTATGCCATTGCTTGTAAACTTGTTGAAGACGGCTGAGAAAGAATATATCTATTGGCCAAACCGTAAAACACAAGTGCAGTCAACGATTGATAAAGTTTTGGCTATCACACGAGTATAACAATGTTATTTTCGATTCTCACTCTTATAGTTGCTCTTGCAATATCTGGTGTTGCTGCTTGGTACAGCATCGTTGGATTGATGGCAATCTTTTCATCTGCCGCAGTTGCTATTGCTATTATGGGTGGTGTACTTGAAGTCGGTAAACTTGTAACAGCATCGTGGCTATATCGTAACTGGCAAACTGCTCCAAGAATTTTACGCGGGTATTTGACATCAGCGGTTGTTGTTTTAATGTTTATTACATCGATGGGAATCTATGGGTTCTTATCAAAAGCGCATATCGACCAGATGATTGTTACAGGTGACAATTCTTTAGAAATTTCAACTATTCAATCTCGTATTGATAGAGAACAAAGGACAATAGATGATGCCAACAAAGTTATCTCGCAACTCGATTCGGCGGTCCAAACGCTCACAGAGTATGACCGTATCAGTGGAAAAGATGGAGCAATTGCCGTACGAAAGTCGCAAAAAGTTGAACGGGATGAACTACGAGGAATCATTGATTCAGCATCAGAGAATATATCCAAATTCAGAATGGAGAAAGTTGGTCTGGAGAAACAACAACTAGGCTTCGAAGCAGAAGTTGGACCAATCAAATACATTGCTGCACTATTCGTAGATGATCCAAAAACAATTATGGAAGATGCGGTGAGATGGGTCATTCTAACT